TTAAGTGTTGGACTCTGCATTTAATGCTAAATGAGTAAGCTCATTTTTATTATGTATTTCAAAATATGTCCGTTCAACAAGATTAATAGAATTTAATAAACCTACTTGAAGCTTTATACATTTATTCATACATTCCCTAAAATTTTGTTCACCTTCAATCCCCCTACCTTGATTAAGTATATACAGAACTTCTATAAAATTAGTATCTAGTGTACCTTCTGTTTCATCTTTATTAATTGCATTCATATGTAGGCCTCCTTTTATGAGATATAAATATGTACTAAAGGTGGTGTACCCCTTTTTGAAGGATTTTTCTTAAGCTATAGGGTGGATGGATAGATTTCATTTTTGCTATATAAACAATCGCCAATGCTTCTGCATCTATCGTACTTATTCTACCTTTCGATTGTTCAACTATTTCGGATGCGAACTCTTTAACTAAATACTTCTCCAATAAAACACCTCATTTTTTACATTAATTAATCTATTTATGAATAACTAACAATGACCCAACTTAATTCATTCTTTCTAAAATTTTATGTTTTGGATAGTTAGTATTTAAATATTCCTTAAGACTATTTAGACATGTAATATTGTTATCGATAATGGATTTTCTTTGGTACCCATTATATAAATAAACAATATTTTGGAACTCAACAACAGAAAAAATATTATCTTTATGATCATCCAACTGAACTAAACTATCATAATGGATATCTATAGCCTGGGATTTTTTATAAATAAATTTAGTATCACCCATTGCCTTAATAAGCTCTTCCTCATCATCATTCCATTTATCCATTAAAATTAAACTAGAAAGCGAGCTATCCATACATTCACAACTCAATGCATTTCCACCTTCGTCGTTTAAAATTACATTGGAAATACTGCCATAGAAATTATTCATTAACTCTAAAGAAATATCACTATCTTTATAAATAACAAGCTCCAATACTGCTGTTGTCTCCTTATCATTCATGTAAATCGCTCCTTATAGATTAAACCAATTATATTGTCTTTATATTAACACGAACAGACGTTCGTTTTCAAGCAATTTACTAGAGAATATTTACAAATTTATATCTATTAGTATTTTTCGCCAAATAAAAAAACTGGTATACACCAGTTCTATAATCCTATATTGATCAAACCATAGTTAGTTTTAATAAAATCAAAATCCAGTTTATGCTGTAGGATAGAATAACTAACATAATTACTATCTTTATTTACATATCCAGTATCATATTTACTTGCAACTTTCTCTAAAATTTCTTTATTTAGTATCTTCTCTTCTTGATTCTTAAGCAATTCCCATATATACCACATCATCCCTGATACTTGAATGGTACTAGCGATTAAATTGCTATTGTCAAAGATTGATTTTGCTAAATCTAATGCTCTATTTCCAAAGGATGCCCTAAGCTGAATATCTTCTCCTTTTGCATTCGCCTTTTTAAAAATATAAGTACTATCTGAAAAATACTTTTGGCCTTGCTTTGGCTGTAAACTTGTTGAAGATATTTTATCTAACCTGTCTAGCCGCCAATATAATTCCTCGGATATTTCAATAATTCGATTATATCCCTTGCTATTCGTCAATTTAGCCAGAAAGACACCGTTGTCATCTTTTAAATCTTCCATCTTTAAATTCAAGATCTCGCTATAGCCTTCACCTTTTATTCCTTCAAATAAACATAGTAAAAATACTGCATGTCTTTGATCTTCAAATAACGGCATATATGTTAATAATTGTTCTCTTGTATAACGGACAATAGATGCTTTATAAACAAACTTACTACAGTACTCCATATCAATAATACTTGGTAGTCTCTGCGATCGGTTATTTGTATAGCCGTTCATGATCGCCCAATCTATATATCTTCCAAGAAAACCGATAGATGCACTAATAGACTGCGGGCTAGGCGACTTCAAACTATAAAACAGCTCTTCCAACTCTACTTTATTCATATCAAAGATATCTTTATTTTTTTGATTTTCAAGTATTGTTGCCTTATTAAATAGTGATAAATAAGTTGTAAGACTGTTATCTTGTATATCTAACGACTTTAGATACCATTCCTTAATATCTTTATTTAATACGTTTTCTTTAAGCACCTTTTACACCTCATTCTAAAATTAATTGTTGAAATATTTTTTGGATTTTCATTCTATTACGAGAGCTGATATTACCATATTTAAGAATTCCAACTTCTTCCCACAAAGTATTAGTAATGGAGAAATCTATTTTGTCTAAGTTCTTTTTTAAATTTTCGAATGGAATACTATACTCATACATTTTAGCAGCCAATTCAATGTGTCCTATAAACATTCTACTTTTAAACATTAATGAATGTTTATCCATTAAGTTTGCCTTATGTTGCGCAAAGAGGTACATCATATATTCATTAATAATTTTGGCTATATTAATAACTTCTAAGCGATTTTCTATCGAAAAACTATTATCGATCGCATTTGATAATTCAGAAAAAGTGACTACTTCACCATATGAATATTTTACGTTGGAGTTCGATGTAATTCTCCCCTTTAACTCTCCCTCAGCTTTTAATTCAATGACTACTTCATCGGATAATTTATCTTTAGCTAATTCTTGTAGACGTGGTTTTGGTATAGGATTTGCTTTTGCCATATCTACCTGAACTCGTTTACATTGAGCTTCCGTCATATTTGAAAAAATAACAATCATAGCACCTTCTAAATTGACTTTCTTCATATAAGCATTATAAATAGAAAATGTTCGATGTGCTCCATCTAAAACATCTAATGACGATCCCTCCAATAAGGTAAGGGATTTTTCACGATCGTCATAAATAAATTCAATTCCATTTTCACCAGAGCCAACTTTAGCATTATAGCGCAAAGTAGAGGTTATTAAATCACCTTCTAACGCTTGTTTTTCAATATCCCGTAAAGACTTTGGATTTAAGTTCATAACCTCTATAATTCCATTTTTTATCTTTTTCTTTTTTGCCTGCCTTTGAATATTTGGATTATACATCGTAATACCACTCATCCAAAGCTTACCAATAATTGAATTAGGAATTACTGCGACATACTCATTATGACCAGTTTTAACAGCATTCTCAAAAGTATATGGCAATGTAATTACTTCTTCATATGGTGATTCCTTTATGTACAACCTCAACTCTTTAATCTCTGATGCATTAAGCCATTCCTTTATCCAATCATCATCAGCATCATTAAATTTTATATGAAGCTGTTCTCCCAATAATAAAAGTTCTTGTAAATTTGCTTCATATAGCCTACTCTCATCATTAATTAATTCAAGAATATTACCAATACTTATTTGATGTTTATGTAGTTGTGCGGAAATTTCATCTAATTTTAAATTGCTTTGAACCAACAAAGGAATTTTAGTTTTAATCTCATCTATTAATAACTCTTTCGTTTTCCCAACCTTCAATCTTCTTTCCTCCTCTTTTTTCCAATTATATGAATTTACTTTAATAGTAACACATAATAATTTCAATTATAATATTTTTAAATTAATTAATCCAATTATATTATCATTACCAAGAACCTGTTAAACCCCTTTCAATAAATTAATTAATTTAAAATATTGATTTATTTATTAATACGATTATAATATAAAAACATAAATATGGAAAAATAAAAGGAGATGGATTTGGCATGGCTTTTCAAACTAGTAAGGATACGAAATATAATCAGTTAGTATTATCTGATATAACAGTTATAAAAGAGTTATTAACTTTTAGAGGATCGATTGATGATACAAGTTTCAATCAAGGTGCTTGTGCAACAAATTCTTTAAAAATGAACACAGATGTTATCAGTCTATTTGCAGATTTGGATGAATTAATTAAAAAATCATTGAACGAAGAACAAATTAAACTACTTTCCTATATTACTAAAGATTATTCCAATTATACTATCGCAAAAATTTTAGGAATTCCTGTCAAAACTATTGGAAGTAGATTTAACACAATCTGTCTAAAAATTAAGCAAGAGAATGATAGACAATGGCGAAAAGTAACTTATATAAATAAATTAAGATTAAAAACAAAAATATGTAGTAAATGTCGTGAGTTTCTTCCTGCTACAGATGAATTTTTTAGTTTGAATAATAGCAGTAAAGATTTATTCCATTCCCAATGTAAAAAATGTAAAAAGTAAAGGAATTAGATGTTTGGGCGAAAAAATTGGATTATCCCCTACACCAGTCACCATAATAAGTAGAAGGAGAATTAATATGAAAATACAATTACCACATACGATAATTGAATTAAATTTAGAGCTTCCGATAGAAGAACGAGTGTTATACATACAATCAATTTTAGAAAATGAGAAAATTATTTATGGTGGTGAAGAAATATCTTTAGAGATCTATTTACATATCACCTCGCAAGCTCACCATACAACCGTTTTATTGGATATGCTTGGGTATTATATGACCAAGGGATATTTTACTAGGGAAGAGCTATTATTAGAAGAAGAAAGCTTAAAGTATATTAAGGAAGCGAAAAGGCGAAATAAAAGGCGGAGAGAATTAGCAAAATTACTTAAAAATCAAAGTACACCACATCAATTACAAGATAATTATGTACTCTCCCACTATAAACAGAAGGAAATAAAAAAAGGCTCTCACAGACATAATACATTTTCAAATACCTCCTATTTTGAAGCTCTTGCACTTGGCATTGAGGACTTAGACGAAGAATCTACCCAATGAGTGAATTAATTTAAAATACATATTAAAAATGAAATTTTCTAATGGGTCTGTATGGCTCCCTTTTACAGACCTATCATGAAGGTTTCATCTTCATAATAGTGTAACTTAAATTTTTGAGATGCAGTTTCACTAGATTAGTATGAATCCTTACCATTAAATGAAAGAAGGTGATGCTTATTGGTTGTATAAATGGATCTAACAAATTTTTAATGAAGAAACCTTCAAAATGACACTCTTCTTTAGGAGGCTGAGGATAAAGGAGAATGAAAATTGTAAAAAACATTACTGAATTCTATCACTCATTAATCAATAATGAAAAACTTCTTCGTTTGCTGTACTACATACCTAAAGATCCATTCGATGATCCACTAGACGAATCAAAATTGGATGTCTCTCAATTACCCGAGAAAGAACAAATACTTAATAATTTAATCGTTATTGGTGATAAGCCTAATGATTTATCGCTAGAAACAAACTTTTGCAGAATTTGTTTATATACAGGACCTCGGTTGCCTCAAAAAAATTATCTAAAAAACATCAATCAATTTACGGATAATCCCTACTCAAGCACCCAGCAATATATTTTTGATATTTATACACCTGATTCTGTCAATAATATTGATTTTCGTATTGATTGGCTTGGTGAAGTGCTAAATGAGGTGCTGTTTCAAGAGGATATTGAAGAATTTGGGGATTTAAGATTCCATAGTGGACTGCCCATCACCAATTTACCAAAAGGTTTTGTTGGTTATCGCTGGAGTTACATTATGCCCTCAGGACAACAACCTACAGGATATAGATCATGAACATCACCACTAAACGGGCTTTTGGAAAACCTCTTAATTATAAAGGTTTAAATGTTTATCCTGTAAAAATGAAGGATGTAGATGAATTTTATGATGCCGTGCAATGTTTACTTTTACCTAAGAATGATTTTCAACAACCAGAAATAATTAGAATGTCCTACTTGCTCTTTTTAATTTCTGTGTCACAAAACGATGGTGGGCATGAAATTATAGAGAAATTAATTTCATTATATCGATTAGTTTTTAATACCAAGGATATTCATATTGCGATGAATGAAAAAGGCATGGTCTTTATGGAAATCGATGGTATTACTCTGTATGAGCGAGATTTCGATAAAATCAAGACCATTATTAGTGAACAAAATCTTATTGACTTAGATGATGATTTTATTGATCCTGGTACAAAAAAAGCCATACAAGAAGCACGTGCATTTATGGCGAAAAGAAAAACAAGACAAGCAGATTTAGAGCAACAAATCATTGCCTACCATTGTAAATCTGGTTTACCCTATCATGAAATTGAACAGTTAACTTTATACCAATTCCATAAAGGATTATCACGCATGGACTATATGGTAAGTAGCGATGCTATTCTTAACGCACGCTACTCTGGGATGATTGAATTTAAAAATGACCAAGATCTCCCCCATTGGTTAGGCTTTATTGAAGAACCGAAGAAAAACGAAGATGTCATTATTACAAAATCGGCATTTGATCAACAAATGAAAAAACTAGGACTTGAACCTAGTTAAATAAAAAATTAAAACTAAAAGGATGGTAATTTATATGTCACAACAAAATCAATTTTTAACTTCAGTAGCAAATGTTCGTTTATTTGATCGTTTAACGGATGAATTAATTTTAAATGGTAAAACATTACTTAACTCATCTATGACTCAAGCTATTCAAACACAGGCAATTCATGCTGGTAAAGGCTCAAAAAAGGTGTACGAATTAAACTATCAGAAAGAATTAACGTTCTCAATTGAAGACGCTGCTTTTGATACTGCCTATATTGCTTTACAAAATGGTACTGAAATCAATCATCGATTAGCTGAATATTATACAGATGAAATTATTTTACTTGATGCTACTGGTAAAGGTACATTAGCTGAAACTCCTCTAGGTAAGGTACATGTGGAGCAACTAAACGGTACATTCACACAATATACGCCAACTGGTAAGGAAATTAGTGTCCCTGCATTATCTGGAAAAGAAATCCAGGTTATCTACGCTGTTCAGGAAATGATGGATACAATTGAAATTTCAGCTGACTCATTCCCTAAAGCAGTTCGTATGGAATTAAACGTAGATATTCGATCTAATAATGGTAAAACTGGGGAAGTTATTATTGAAGTACCAAACTTCAAACCGAATGGTGCTGTAGAAATTTCAATGACACATGAAGGTGTTGCTTCTTCTTCACTAGCTGGTAGCTCACTTGCCGATAAAAAAGGAAATTATGCTTATATTAAATTGCGTAATTTATCTGAGGATAAAGTACAGTTTACTGCACTTGCTGCCAACCCATCTCATGTAGTTCTAGATTCTACAGTCGCTGGAGACAAACAACTAATTTCAGTGTTAGGTATTCGTGGGGCAGGCTATAGCAATGTATTGCTACAAAACAAAGATTTAACTTGGACATCTAAATCTTCGTCTGTCGCAACTGTAAATGCAGATGGATTCGTTACTTTAGGATCTTCTTCAAAAGTCAATGATCAAACAATTATTGAAGTAACAGATGGTACTTACAGCGAAAAAATTATTGTAGATATCGTATAAGTGAATTAATTTAAAAAGGGTAGAGTTCTTCTACCCTTTTCACTTTTAACTCAGTAAAGGAGTGTACTATGACAAAACGTGAGACGAAATTAACATTGACAGATATCCATAGGAATGCAGAAGAATTAAATAAAAAGCAAAAATTTTTCATTGATAAAGATCAAGGAAAATTTATTTATTACTACCCTAAATTTAGTAAGCGTAAAATAACTATTTTAATCAAAGATTTATCCGATACGTTGGCCTATGTAGAGCAACATAAGCTAGATTTTTTCAACAATGATGATGAATTAAATAATTATATTCTTTTTTTAATTATTAAACATTTCACTGACTTACAGACTGAATTAAAAGATAAATCTGTTGAACTTCATTTTGCTACTATGAATGAACTAGTTGACATCGGTTGGTATGAAATGTTCCTACTGAAAATGTTCCCAATGCAAGAAATTTCTAATGTTTTAGATGAAATTAAAAAGCGACTAAATTTAAGCTTTAAATATTTAGCACTAGAAGAAGAGCTTAGTCGAAAAGGACAAACTGTTGATCTCAATTCTTAATGATAAAGATAATTAGAATTTTGAACTACTCCCCTACCTAATTGGGAGGGTATTTGAATATTTTAGGGCAATTAATGTCATCTAAAAAAATATGCAAATTAAAAACAGCTACCATATTAAATAACATAGTAGCTGATTTTTCATTTGATTTAATGAGGAGGGAAAATTGATTGAGTACTGGTGGTGAACAAAAAAAACCAACAGAGCTTCTAGTCGCTCTAGGAATCAATGACAAAATCTCGAAACGAAATATTTCTACATACTTGAAAAAATTAAAGAACATCCCCAATCTAACTATTAATTTAGACGTTAAAGGATCAAATACTCAAATATTTAATGAGTATGGAAAGCAAATAAAAGCTTTAGAACAACAATTAGAAGCTTTTAATGTGAAACTGCAAAATGTGGGAACTGAATCATCTGCTCCCCTTTCCATTTTCAAAGATTTCAAGCAGGGAATTACTGATTCTTTAAAATCTATAGATACCCTTAATGAAATGTTTGATGATGTACATATAAATGTGAAAGAAATTTCTAAACAGCTGGCCAAAATTCCGACGGGCGATCTTCAATCTCTACAAAATTTAGCGTCACAATTGAAAGTAGAAATGGAAACAATCTCTACAAATCACTTTGAACTCAATGGAATCCAAGAAACGCAGCAAAATTTGCAGGCTTTAGAATCTAATTTATATAACATCTACGAACTCCAAAAAGCCTATGCAAATACTACCAACTTCGAACAACTAGCTTCTCAAATTACCGATTTAAATACTCAACTAACCAACATCCAGCTTGGAGAAGGCTTAAACATAGCTGGCATTTCTGATATTTCAAACCAAATTGACAAGATGAGTCAGAGTATAGTGACATTTGGAAAGAACACGGCTGAAGCAGCTCAAAGTTCTACATCACTTACCTCTTCCGTTATTGATGGGATTGGCCTCGCCTCTACATTAAAAACACTTGGTGAAGATGTTTTAGGCACTGGTACAGCCTTTACTGGTCGAGCATTACTTGGATTCAATTTAGTTGGAATCGGTTTAAGTGCTGGCGGTTTTATTATCGATAAAATAATTGAAGATAGAGAGAAAACCAAACAAAAGATCGAAGATTTAAAAACTGAAGAACAAGAACTATTGAAATCTTATACTTCGAATGCCAGTGAAATTGATAGTCAGTTAGAAAAATATGCTCAATTAGAAAATGCTATGGCGTTAGGAAATACAGACCCTTCTGTTATGACTGAATACCAAGAAATTTCTAATAGACTTGGTGAGATATTACCTAACATCGTCGCTCAAGAGGACGAATTCGGGAATAAGATTATTGGTTCAGCTGATGCTTTGAGAGTGAAAATTGGACTCCTTAAAGAACAGCAAACTATTGAAGCAGAAATTGCTAATATAGCAGCCCAAGATAAGCGAAATGATGATATCGATACTCGGAAAAAGTCAATCTCTGACCTTGAGGACTCACACAATTCAAACATAGATTCAGCGGCAAGAATTCTTAGCTATCAAGCGAACAGTTCCTTCATTGTAGGGGATGTTAAATTTTATGATGATAATTTTAAGCCTCTCCTTAAATCTGCTGAAGATTTTGAAAAGAAAATTAAAGAATTAGATAGTTTACAATCAAAAGCTGAAAAAGATGGTAACACAGATCTAGCAGATTATTATAAAGAATTAAGTACTATCGCAAAAGGCCAAATAGATATTATTATCAAATCTGATGCAGAATTAAAACGAGAAATATTAGCGCAAAAGAATGATTATATTACTAATATGGCTGATGTTATCAACGAGAATAATAGATTGACGGATAGTGTTAAAAACAATGCAGAAGGCTTTGCTGCCCAGCTAATTGCTTCCGCCGATGTAAACGACCTAGACAATTTACAGGATTCTTTAACATCATTATTTTCAAATGAAAAAGCCAGTTCCGTTATCAATGAAATAGTAGGTTCGTTCCAAAATATGGAGAATGCTACTTTTGAAACTTTTGAATCGATGGCAAATAAAACTAAAGATAATATGAACAGTATTTCTACTGATTTGTCCAAGCTTGGTTTAAGTGAAAAAGAAGTAAGTAGTATTATGGGTTCTTTAAAGCAACATTACGAAAATACTACTCAAAAACAAAAAGATTTATCTGTTGAAATGAAGGTTAACAATTTAACACTTGCTGAAGCAAAAGCAAAAGTAGAAGGCTACAAGGATGAAGTTGAGAAACTTACGACTACTCATGAAAAGCTAGCAGGAGTCTCACAAAAAAGAGTAAATGATACTTCGGACCTATTATTGGAATATCAGGCGTTAACTAACCAATTAAAAGATCATACCGAAGAAGAGATTCGTAATTTTAGTCAAAAAAGTAATTTAACTGCAGAGGAACAACGGCTTGTTGATGTATTGAATTCCCGTGACCTAGTAATGAATAATTTAAACACCCTTTACCCGTCTCTTATTGATCAAGATGGTAAAGCAATATCATTAAGTGCAGATAAAATTAAGGCGATTCAAGCAGAAAATCATGCAAATGAAACATTATTAAAAGCTTATAAGTTATCACGAGAAGGAAAATTAACTACTGAACAACAAATGACGGTGGATGCTGCTAAAGCCGCAAAAGATAGAATTGAAATTAAGAAAAGTGAAATCCAAGCTCTATTAACATCAAATTTATATTTACAACAATTTATCGACAATCAAAATAAAGGCTCCAAAATGTCTGATGCTGAAGGTCTTGCAGCAATGCGAGCTTCCATGGTGAAAGCTGCAAATGATATAAAGATTGAAGATTTAACAAGTGAGTTGAATAGCTATCAAAAACAATTAGATAGTAATATATCTTCAATTGATAAATTTATTGATGCTAAAGACTATTCCCAAAAAGCAAACAATAATGCCAACAAGTCAACAACGCAATCAATATACATAACCGATAAATACAAACAAAAACTTGAAGAGTTAAATCTCGGAATTGAAAAACAACAAAGATTGCTGTCTAAGCTACCTGAGCATTCTAGTGAGTATAGAAAAGCTTTAGAAACTCAAATTCAATTTGAAAAAGAAAAACTTCGAGTGATGCAACAGCAAGAGGCTTCTTTAAAAAATCAGATTGCCTCAGGGAAAATTCAGCAAACAGGTAATATAACAAGCAAGTCCCCCACTTCTTCTACAACTACTAATCTAAACGGTTGGTCTGGCAAAATCACTAGTGCATATGGAGGCCGTAAAGACCCGATTACTGGAAAATCGGATAACCATCTCGGTGTGGATATTTCTGGGTCTAAAGGAACTCGCTTAGATGCGAATGTTGCAGGCAAAATAATAGCTAGTGGGGATGCTATTAAAAATGGCTATGACGGCTCTTATGGAAATATTGTTGTCGTGCAAGATGCAAACAATTTCAAACATCTTTATGCCCATCTAGATAAAGCTATCGCTAAAATTGGTGATTATGTTGATGTGGGTACACAAATAGGTAATATTGGTGCTTCTGGTAGAGTGACAGGTCCACATTTACATTACGAAGTGAAGAATGCTAGCGGACAACGCGTAGATCCAACAAGTTACTATACTGCTGCAAAAAATGGAGCCCCATCTTCTACATCCTTTGCTGTTGACACGACACAACAAGCTATTGATCAAACAAAATCTGAATTAGTAAGTTTACAGCAACAGATTTTAAATCAAAAAGATTTAGTAGAAGACCTTGAGCGCGGCATAATTGATAGCTATCTTTCCTCTTTTGAAAACAAAAAGACAACGATTGATAACTTATTGGAAACTAGTGATAACAGATTAAGGAAACTCACTGTCACATCAGAATCCTATCGTAAAGAACTAGACAGACAAACAGCTGCTTTAAATGATAAAAAGAAAATTAACCAAAATGAAATTGCTTATCTGGAAGGCGTTATTAAGAGTGGTACTGCTTCAAAAAAGGTCATTGATGAGTATACGCAACGTCTTCATGAACTGAACAATGTCAATAGTGAGATAGATTTTGCCATTTGGGATGTTGGCTCAAAAAAAGTTGAATCCTACATGTCAAAGTATGAAGAACAACGTCAAATTCAGGATAATGTTATCGCCTATGAAAAAGCGAAAATTGAAGAATTAGATACATCTTCTGCAAGATATGTAAAAACTCTTGTGAATATCAGTAATGCGATGAAGGAAAAACAAAATGCCAATCTTTATGAACTAACTCAATTAAAAAGTTTGGTAAATGGAAACAAACTTTTTGGCGATGCTTTACAATCTGCAAAAAAACGAATTGAAGAGCTAACGATTGGTATGAAAGAGTTACAAGTAGATATTCAAGATAGTGATTTTGATATTTTAATCAATATTAAAACCCAATCGGATGAGAAAATAAATGCTATAGAATCCGAAATAAATCGAGCTGAATTGATTCGTAAAATGTTTGATGAGGGTTCTGCTGATTATGTTAAATACACTAAAATTATACTAGAACAATATGAAAAAAAAGCTCAACAGCATTTAGTAACAAGAGATGCCTTGATGGAAGAATTAAAGCAACGTGATATTACTGCTGAACGTATCAAAGAAGTGAAAAAGCTATTAGAGGATGAACATTTGGCTTACCTGAACGCTACCCTCTCCATTAAGGATTACACAAAACAAATAGAAGAAGCTAATAAATCTCAACTTAAAAACATTGCTGATAACGTCATTAATGCCTATAAAGAATATATCCAAGAACGCAGAGATGAGCATATTAAGATGCTTGACGATGAAATTAAGCGTGAAAATGATAGACATGAGAAAATCATGAAAAATCTTCAAGATGAAATGGATTTATTCCGTAAAAATATTGAAGATAAACTACGCTTAATTGACCGTCAAGAATCTGAGCGTGATTATAACATGCAGATTGGTGACATGGAAAAAGAGCGTGATAACTTACAAGCAAAATATAATCTCCTTCTGCTTGATAACTCAAATGAAGCTAAACAAAAACGGAAACAATTACAAGAACAGCTGGATAAAATTGATAAAGACATTGCAGAAAAACGACACGACCGTGACATTGAACTCCAACAGCAGGGCTTAAATGACTTACTAGAGACTAAAGAAGAGGAAATAAACGGAAAAATAGAGCTTCAAGAGGCGGAGCATGAAAATTTAATCAACAAGATTAATCGGGAAACCGAATATTGGGAAAAACATTATAATGACTTGCTAAATGATGAGCGGAAATTTGCTCAAATAAGAGAAGCTATTTTATCAAAACATTTTGAAAATGTAGATGCTGATTTTAAAATGTATATTGAAAACATGATTAATACAATGCCTCTTTTAGAAGATACCTTGGATGGAACTATGCAATCTGTTGGAACATCAATTAGACAAAATGTAATTGATAATTTAAGAAATGCATTAGAACTTATTAATGAATTTAATAATAGTCAAATTTCAACAGATAACGGTTCACTCAATTTCAATCCTAATACAGAAAATGGGATAGAAACATCAAAAGGTAGTCTATCTAATGGTGACTTACAAGTTCTATTAGGTAAATTTTTATATGATAAAGTTCTACCTAATGCTTCTGGGAAAGATAAAGATAGCGTTCGTAAAATAGCAGAAAAACTAGCAAAAGAGGGTCGAGATAATGATAGTACTCGTTTTTCGAAAGATGGTGCCAGTTTTGATGAATCTATGAAAATACTTACTCAAGCTGATAAAGACTCGTTGTACGACTATTTTAATAGCAATAAGGGTATTTTAGGAGACAAGTACAATAGTTTTATTGAACAGTTTATTAACAGTATTTCTGGCAATAAACATGAAGGTACCAACAACGGAAGCGACAATCAACCTTCCAGCTTATCTAAAGGTGATATGCAAGTTATGTTAGGTAAATTCATTTATGAAAAGCTCGTTCCCGAACCGTCCTTAAATGCCAACACTAGAACTGCCCTTAAAAGTAAAGCAGATTATGTTGCTATGCAAGGAAGAAATAATCGCTCAGATATTTCTGAAAATATGACTTTTGATTCTGTTAAAAATACATATACGTCAGCTCAAATTGATCAATTAAAATCATTTTTTAATTCCAATTTAAGTATTATCGATAATTCTACAACACGAGAATTAATGAAGAAAAAGATTGCTACTCTTGACACTGGCGGCTTCATGAATTGGACCGGTGAAGGTATTGATGGTAAAGGAGGAAAAGCCATTATTGCCCATCCTGATGAAATTATATTGAACAAAGCCGATACAAAAGGTCTATTTGATTCTATTAATATTATGGAAAAAGTTATGTCGAGTCTATCCCCTTTTCTATCTAAGTTTATTCCTCCTCAAAAAATATCTCCTATCGCAAATGAAGAAATTATTCATATTCAATTTGGTGATATTATAGGGGCTAATAAAGAACAGGCTGATACATTTGGTAAAACCATTGTTAATAGAATAAAACGAGAAAAAGGAGGTAGATTTTAATGCACCAATCCCTAAATTTTACATTTGACGGGGTGTCTAGTGAAGACATGGGTGTTGTAATGATTAATGAAGATGGTGGGCTTTATAAAGATATTTTTTTACCACAACGTTCCATCAGAGAGAAAAAGATAAACGGAAAAGATAGACCTTATTTTATGGGAGTGGAGAATAATCCGCTCTCTTTTTCTTTATCTTTTTTTATTGAACAATGGGAAGATAGAAATAATTTAAGAGAGATAACTAGATGGATGTTTACAGACTATTATAAACCATTAATTTTAGAATCTAACCCAAACCGTATTTTTTATGCCATTATCGAGGGCAACAGCAATCTTCTTCATAACGGATGTCAGAATGGTTATGTAACTTTAAATATCAGATGTGACTCACCATATAGCTACTCCCCTCTCATTAGACATGATTTGTCTGTACGAGACAAATATGAAGTGTATTTTTACAACGAGGGAGATATAACTATACGACCTCAACTAAAAATATCAAAAATTGGTGATGGAGATATATCTATCATTAATCAAAGTAATGGACAAGAATTCAAATTAACAAATCTATATAATAATGAAGTTATCCTAGTTAATTGTGAAAATGAAGAAATTTTTAGTAGTCTACAAAAATCTCATAATAGATATTTACATAACAATCATAATGATATTTGGTTAGATGTTGATAAAAACTCATCCGTAAGTTTTATTTTTAAAGGCAATTTTGACTGTGAATTTTACCTTGAATATAAATATTTAAATGAAGATAGACCATTATACTATTAAAGGAGATAAATAAATGAACATCCTGTCAGTGTATATTGATGATATCTTATCCAAAAAAGAGTTTACACCGAATATGTATCTTTGTAAGCCTGATAAAAGTCGAATTTTTAAATTAAAAGATATTTACGATTTAAAATTAAATCTAAAATTAGGGGCTATTAATGAGCTTTCCTTTTCTATACCTTCTCATATTGAAAGAAATCATTCCTTAATTGAAAATCCGCTTATTACTGAAATTAAGCTTTACTATTTAGTTGAATTTCAATTCAACGGTTCAAAAGAATATTTTGTAGTAATGAATCAAGGCAAGTCGATGTCAAATGATGAAGAAACTATTTCATATAATTTGTTAAGCTCTGGATACCTTTTAAATAATAAGTTAATTAAACTATATGAAGTAACATCATACACATTAAGTCAATTAGTCTTTGATTTTTTAGAAGAGACTGATTGGGGAATTGATCATATTGATGTAGAGTTTGATGTTAATAATTCGAATTCGTTAAAGCGATCATACGAAACTGATAACTCAACTGTATTGCAATGTTTATTTGATGTAGCTCAAAAATTTAATGCTATTATTTTTTTTGACACAGTTAATCAAAAGGTTTCATTCTATCAACCAGAAAAAAATGGATTGAACAGAGGATGGAAATTAAAAAAGGGAAAATTTTTAGAGTCATATAATGTAGACATTAACATAGATGAAATTGTCACACGCATGTATTGCTATGGTAATGAAGGTCTTGAATTTCGTTCACTCTCCCCTACTGGTTCAAATTATTTAGAAGATTTTAGTTGGTATATGTATCCTTTTGAATGTGATGATAATTACAATATTATCCAACATTCTGAATATATGAGTGATGCATTGTGTATTGCTTTATTAAAACACAATAAATTATTGAACCAAAATGCAAATAATTTTAAAGATTTATCAACTTCACTTTCGACTAAAAAAGCAGAATTGATTACATTAAATCAAGAGTTGAGTGTGTATGACACTGAACTGAAGATGCTTCATAATGAATTAGATATTATGAATGCTACTTATTTAGATGAAGCAACTTCTAAATCAGAGTGGCAAACAATTATTAATAAAATAAATAATAAGAATGTAGAAATTCATTCTAAAAAGAATCAAATTGACTCTAAAGAAAACGAAATAAAAAAAATAGAAACATCTATTGCAACTTTACACAATTTATTAGATGTAGAAAATAATTTTACAAAAAGTGAACTACTAGAATTAAATAAATACATAATATGCAAAGATTTTTCAGATGACACTATTGTTGAAGAACAAGATTTATTAGATGCTTCAACAAAGTATTTTAAAGTTGTTAATGAACCCGCTATCACAATGTCATTTAAAATCACAAATTTTTTAAATGACATGGAGTATGTAGGAGATAGAGATAAAATTAATTTAGGAGATACAGTTAAATTAATCTCAAATACCTTAGATATTAGTATATCCTCTAAAGTTATAGAAATTAGTTATGACTTTGATAATAATGATGTTTCGCTAATCATAGCTAATGATAAAGATTTACAAGATGACAATTCAAAATTGGTTAATATGATTTATTCATCTCACAATACCTCCACTACTGTTAATATGAATAAATACAAACTTGATTTAGCTGTAAATGCAAATAATCTAGTTACTCATATGATTAATTCTAATTTTGACACTGCTAGAAATGTACTACTTGGTGGTACGGCAAATTCAAATACAATGACTGAACGTGGATTTTATAGTAAGGATTTACAAGATGAGAAAGCTTTTCTTGTAATTAATAACGGTATACTAGCTATAACAAAAGATGCAGGTAATTCTGTAGAAGTTGCCATTAATAAAAATGGCGTATTTGCCAATAGGCTGTACGGTAGAATGATATTAGGCAATAAGTTAGTAATTGAAAGCGATAATGGACTTTTTACTATTGATGGAACTACCCAGACTGTATATGATGCCAACGGAGTGAAAAAGATCGAATTAGGAAAATATCAAGATCCTGACTCCCCTTCTCAATACAAATATGGGCTAAGAATTTATGATGGTGCTTTCGATATTAGGACTACAGACAATCCTAGCCGTGGTGTACAGATTGATGGAAAAGGTATTCGTACATTTAATAGTAATGGCGTAAGAACATTTAATGTTGAAGCAGCTACTGGATTAGTAGAAATTATAGGAAGCTTATCTATCCGAACATCCACTAGTACAAATAGAGGTGTAGTAATAGATGGTACTGGCATCAAAGGTTATAATGGTTCTGGAGGTTTAACATTCGAAATAAGTAATAATGGTGATGCCTGGTTTGCAGGACGTTTAGAATGGGCTACTGGAAATATTAAGAATGTTGGCGGTACGTTTTCTGGTGATTTAGTAGCAGCAGGTGGTACCTTTACTGGCACATTAAATGGGGTAGATGGGGTATTTACTGGGAGTTTGTCTGCGGCTTCTGGTACATTTCAAGGTTTAGTCACAGGATCATTAAGCGCTGAAACTATGAAAGCTATCAATATTGATACTGACCAAATAACATCTGGATTTATAAGGGCTAATAAAATACAAGTGGATTCTTTAAGCTCTTTATCCTCAAATTTAGGAAATGTAACATCAGGAAGTATTGACATAGATACTGATTTAAAAGTAGGCAATAATATCTATTTAGGTGAAAAATATTATGGTGCAGAAAAACAAATTATTTTTAATAATACAGCTAGAATAGTTTCTACAGGATGGTCTATGAATATATCTGCTCCAGAAGTATATATAGGGTCTGCTGTAACAATAGGTAGTAGCGGATACACAACTAGATTTTTTGGTCATGTAGATTTTAGTGGAGCTACTGTGAGTGGACTATACTAAGGAGGATACATATGAATATCAAAATACGAAATTATGAAATAAACTTTTTTGCTGATTTCTTACATGGAGTGAAAATACAAGGTACCAAGCTTTCTAGAATGAGGACAAGAATTGTTAGAGATCTCGGTACTTATCTTTCAGAAAAGCTAATGCCAGAATTGCAGATTATTATAAATAAATATGCAGAATTGGACGCTAGCGGTAACCCAATTATGACAGATAAAGGTGCTATTAAATGGAAACCAAAATTCTTCGATAAAGCTATGGAAGATATGTCAACATTAGATGAAGAGTTTTATTATCTGGAATGTTCAGAATATATGAAGGATGCAATTATTTCTATCGGAGAATTTATTCTTCATAATGACGAAATAGAATTAGAGGGAAATGCAGCGACATTCTTTGATAATTGGTGTATAGAATTTGAAAAAGCCATTGATTACTATGCAAAGAAATAAAATCAGAAGAGGAGTGATTTAGTGTTTAGTAATAGTTGGATTGTTAAAGCTGACATAAAATTTAAATATTACTCATCAGTACCAACGTTCAGAAGAAAAGACACTGCTATTATCAATTTCCTTATATATGATAATAAAAAAACATATGATATATCTTCATTTTCTAAAGGTGAAGTCACTATCACCTTCCCTCAAGGCGGTTACATAAAACGGCCTTGTCAAAAAGTCAATATAAATGGCGTAGATTATATTCAATATATATTCAATAAGGACGAAATAGTTGAACTTGGAGTATATAAAGTTATTTTATCATTCGAAGATAATACAGGAAGAGTTTCTTTGCAAGAAATTTTAGTAGGCTTCTTTGATACTATAGGAACTTCTGAGTTAGCATACATAGAACTCATACAGGACTTACAAAATCAGTCGGATTATCTCGAAAGCATAGTTAACGACATTATTCAAAAAAATAAAAAAGGCGTTGCTAACGGAATAGCTAAGTTGGACGCTGATGGCAAAATAGACATATCTCATATGCCTTCATTTTTAGAAAATCATACGAAGGATAGTGTTTTTAAGAACTGGGTACACGGTTTATATATTGATGAAAACTTCGTTGCTAAATATAGAACTAAAGATGGCGGTGAAGAATACGTTGGTCATCCAGACTTTAGTGATAGTTTACGTCTTACTGTTACTGTTTCTAATGGAATGGCAAACCTTATATTCACAGGAAAAGGTTCTGCTGTAATTAAGAAATATATCTTTGGAGATAAAACTCTACAAGAAGTGAAAGTAAGTGGTTCGTTATTTACCGCAAATAATTTTCCAGTAGACACGGTTGGAAATTGGTCTATCTACTACAAAGATGAAAATGATAAAGAATATATCTATAAATTCCTTGTCGAGGTAGAAGATTTAAAAACTCCGTCTATTACAATTTCTGTGTCAGAGGGAGAAGTCACAGTTACAGATGATAGTACATATGTATTAGAAATTCAAAAATGGGATACAGGAATTCGAGATGTGGCATATTTCCAAACAAATGGTAATGTATTTATAGATACTTTTAGTGTAGATACTATAGGCACATACAGTATATATCGAAAATATACAAACGGGCTTGAAATCGTTAAAGTATTTGAAGCTAAGGCAAGTGATTTAATTACTGTTCCACCAAGCATTACATTATTATTAACTCCTAATAATCAAACTTGGACAAATACCGATAAAACTGCAAATGTTACAATTACAGAGAAGACTACTATTATAGATAAAAGATACTATTATTCAACTACTGATAATATTACTATAGCTAATTTTAGAAACGATAGTAACTTTGGTACGGTTATGTCTGCCAATATTCAAAATATAGTAATTAGTAATAATGGTTATCTCTATGTATATGCGAAAAATAAGGGTAATTTAGATGTTATTCAACAAATTAGTATCACTTCTATTGATAAGGTTTCTCCTACTGCTACATCTTCACAAACACAATCTAATGGAATAGTGATAATTACAGTAAACTCCACAGATGATGATTCTGGAGTTGATAGAATTATCAAGCCAGATAACAGTGAAGCTTCTGGTGCAACAACTACTTATTCTGTGAAAGCAAATGGGGATTATAATTTTAGTGTATATGACAAAGCAGGGAATAGTTTCGTATTAAAAGTTACTGTTAATAGTATCATTATGACTCCTCCTGTTATTACTTTAGCCCCTTCAACTATTACTTGGACAAATCAAAATGTAACAGTAAACATAAGTGCAACATCTCAAAACGGTATTTCTGTAACAAAATGGGCTAGTGGTAATCAATCATTATCTTACTTTAATACAGCAGGTACTAATGTTACTGTTGGATACTTTATGGCTTCAACAAATGGAATTTATACTGTTTACGTTAAAGACAATATTGGCAATGATTCCGTAAAAACAATTACTATTTCAAATATTGATAAAACTGCACCCACTCTTAGCATTACTAGAACGACTACATCAACACAAGTAACTTTCAATGTAACAGCGTCTGATAGTGAATCTGGGGTTAATAGAATTGTTAAACCTGATCGTAGTGTGGTTAATTCTTCATCAACAACTTTCACAGCAATAACAAATGGAAATTATATATTTGAAGCTTATGACACCTTAGGAAATAGAGGTACAAAAACTGAATCAGTTACTACTCTTACCACTAAGCGATTAGATGACATGTCTAAAGGGAGTATTATTAAATTCGCAGGAAAATCATGGATATTAATAGTTCCATATGAAGGTTTATTATGGATGAATGAAGAATTAGCGTATAGAAATTATAATGATACTAGAAATGTCGCTAAATTTAATCCGAGTAATCCAGAAAATATTGCTTATTATCTAAACACAACCTACTATAATACATTTTCCACAAAAGAAAAAGACACAATTAGATCTTCAACTTGGAACGTTGGTGCCAATAATAATGAAAGTTCTGAAACAGTTAATGCTAATATAGGATTAATTAACGTTTCACAGTGGAAATATTACAGCAAAGGACATTCTAGTTCAGGATTTTTAGAATTTCCAGTTGGTCCTAACAGCATAATGACACCAACTCAAGAAGCATATTCTGGGAGAAATGGAGTTATGAGTATAACAGGAAATACTTCATTTAGTATAGGAGACACCGACTATCCAAGAGGTGTAAGACCAATGGTACGTTTATATTCTTCTACACTTGTGTCAGCAAATAATGAAATAATCTTATATTAATATTGTTCACACACTCCAATTTATTAATAAAATTATTGCTTAATAAATTGGAGTGTTATATATGTTTACTTATTCATTCAACTTTAGATAAATAAAGCAGAATAAGTTAGGAGGTAATTAATTGTTTAAGAATGAATATTTAATAGATCTCGACTTAAAATACGTTCCCAGCTTTTCCCCTCCTGTTTTTAGGCGTGGGGATACAGCAATACTAAAATTTAGAATACATGATAATGGTATAGCTTTCGACACTTCTCAATTTGACAAAGCAGAAGTAACAATAGAGATGCCTAGTAAAGTTAAACTAATTGATTTTGCAAAAAAGGAAAAAATAAACGGTGTAAATTGGATTGTTTTTCAATTTTCCCAAATACATATGATTGAGGTTGGTATTTATACAATATATCTAACTTTAATAAAAGACACTGATAGGGTCTCCCCTACTCCTATAAAAGTTAGATTTTATGATAATTTATCTCAAGAGGATTTAAGTTTCATTTCAATCATAGATGACCTAAATAAAGAAATTGAGGCATTTCAGTTAAAATTAACGCAAGGTATTAATCTTAGTGAGTTTGGTGCTCTAAATGGCATAGCATCTTTAGATAGTAATAAAAAAATTGTAGAAAGTCAGACACCTGACTTCCTGAAAAATCACTTAGCTGCTTATGCTAGAAGTGAAGAGGGTGTTCATGACATTAGAATCACACCTAATGGCGTAGCTATGGTTAAAGATACAGATGGCGCTTGGAATAATGTCATATTCTCTGATAAGCCAATTGGAGAAGGTACTCCCCTCTAGCACTCCTTCTAGCATTATCATTGAAGATGGAACAGTAATAATTAGATACCCAAAGGAAAGAATCCGATTTACAGAAGTAGAATTATTTTGAGAGACAAATACTGAATAAGGATACTTGTTTCATCTTCGATGGTTTCCAAGTTACAGATGTTGGAACTTACACAATCAATCTACAATAAATGAGGTCCCAGATCATGTATTCGTGAGACCTCAACATATTTTTATCTACGTCTCACACCCAGGAATCATTAATAGTTACTGCAACTAATTCTACATTAAAAACCATGTTAGAACAAAGATTACCAACAAATAGATATACATATAGTGATTTTTAAAAGAGGGGCATCTCCCCTCTTTTTTTATATAAAAGAAAGGAGATTTAATATGACCCAAGAAGTTAAGCTTAATTTGGATATAGACGGTAAAGTTAAAATTAGCGATTATTCTTTTGCGCAATCAGAGAGGGCTTCATATCTTTTTAGATTAATTAAGAATAACTATCCATTAGACATGAGCCTTTTTAATAGTTTAACTATAGTATTTAGAAATAGCGGGAATACCTCTCAAGTATTTACTACGACGGTCACTAACAGCAATATAGTAACAGTCAATAACGAGAAATTGGTAAGAGTACAATTACCAGATGAACTGTTAAAGGTAGACACTATTTTTAGCGCTTCACCAACTATTAAGATTACCAATTCAAACAAGACTCTGCCTGCATTTTCTTTAGTTGTCTACAAAAAAGATTCGGCAGAGATGAATTATGTAAGACAAGTAATAGGTCAGCTTAATGAAGCTTATGGATTGTATAGTAATCTGATTAAGAAAGATATATTAGATACTGCTAATGGAGTAGCTATAACAGATTCTAACAATAAAATTTTAGAAGAATACCTTCCGCCTTCATATAACACTCATATTAACACAAATATAGCTACAGAAATGGTACATGGTTTAGGATTGAATTCTGATGGTAAGATGATATACTACGACCCAGCAGATACTAAGTACAAATTAGTGCAAAACCAATTCAATCCTAATTCACCTACTATACCACCTCTCATCACAGTAATAGATAATGTAGTTACTGTTAACCATGATCCCACAACATTACTATCCTTGCAAAAGTGGGAATATAATGAAATCAATAATATTGAATACTTTCAAAATTACGGTAATTTGTTGGATACTAAAACATTTCTTATAGATAAAGCAGGAAGACATACATTGTATTATAAGATAAGTGATGGTAATGAGTATTTGGTTTATTTTAATATTACTCAAGATATGCCTCAAACACATATACCGGATATTCAAGTATTTGACGGATTGTTAACAATAGAGTTTGAATCTCCTATACCAATGAATATTATTAAGATAGCAGCTGGAGTAAAGGATAAGTCCTATTTCGATGAAAATGGATTTGTAATTATTGATGGGCGTTATCCAATCACTTCAATAGGAAAGTATACTATTTACTGGAAGGAAGATAATGGCCATGATTATATTACTACTATAGATGTTAGTCAAGTGCAGATCCATCCTCATACCCCACCGACTATTTCTGTCAAAGGAGTATTTACTGTTAATGTTGAATACACCTCAGAAGTCGAGGCGCTAGTGTCTTTGAAGAAATGGGAGGAAGGCGATAGAGATACTGATTGGTTTAATGAAAACGGTCATATTCTAAAGGAAAATATATTCTTTGTTAATAATTCTGGCATCAATACTTATTATTATAAATATAGAAATAGGGATTTTGTTACTAACTTCTTCATTGTCCTACCCCCAGATGTTTCCACGAAATTTGGAGTAACAAAGGTAGTATTTGATAGTACTCAAAATGACTCAGATTTTGTTATTAAAAAGTGGGATGTCGGTGCAAGAAATATAGAGTATTTTAGAACTGAAGGTAATTCTTTCACAGGAAGTGAGTTCAATGTGACAGAAGTAGGGGAACATACATTATATGTAAAAGATATTTTTGGGGGCGAACATATCTTTACTTTTTTCACAACCCAAAATAACTTAGAAACTCCTATAATTAACATTTCGATTCTAGACGGTTTAGCTACTGTTACGTATAGTCCAGATTACTATAATGCTACTTTTAAAAAATGGGATGTAGGCAGGAAAAACATTGAGTGGTTTGACGAGAATGGAATTGTTATAACAGGCGATTCTTTCACTGTAACAGAAGTAGGGGAACATACATTATATTATGTTTTAGAAGATGTATACCCGTTTGAATATGTTTTTAATGTGAATTCAAACCAAATATCAAATGAAGTAGCAATTCCTTTTGATATTTGGGGAATGGATAAAAGATTTATCTTTGAATGGAACTTTGATGATGAAATGCCTGAGATCGCAAGAATTTTAAAAGGGATTAAAACAATATCAGATTTCAATAATGGAAGTTTAGGAACCGATGTTCAATTATTGGATTCAACCACTAGAACTGTTTATATACCTAACTCTATAATCGATGAAGATTATACATTATATATAAAAATGTCAGATGGAGCCGAAGGAGTTAAAGTATTTAAAACAACTGGGGACATGATTGAGCCACCATCTAAACCGTTGTTGACGATAGACGGAAATACAGGTTTGATCAACATATATGATGTGGCTAAAGAAGATAAGGTGATTGACAATAGATGGACAAGAGGCATCAATACTGTTAATTGGTTTGAAATGGGCAACGGTGACAAATTAAATGGTGATTCGTTTATAGTCGATAACAATGGTAATGTTACTTTATATTATAAATATAAGACCAAAGCATACACTTTCACATATGATATTACTGGTGTTCTTTCTATTATAGACTACTGTTCAACTGGGGATAAATTATCTTTACCTGATGGCTCTGAGTATATTTTATTGTCTGACAGGTACGTTATAAGAAGAGAAAGCATTGGTATAAGGGCGTTTGATACCGGTGCAGGTTCACAATTTAATCCTCAAATTACTACAAATATTGCTTACTGGTTAAATAATATTTTCTACAATACGATGATGACACAAGCAGAAAGAGATGCTGTAGAAGAAAATGTATCTTGGAACCTAGAAAGAACAAGTTCTGCACCATCAGTAATATTAAATACAACAATTAGTCTTCCTACCCAACAGTTAATGGATAAAAATAATGCAAAGAGCTATATGAATAACAATGCTATATGGAACACTGGGGCTACTAGAGCTTGGGCTGCCAGTAAGTCTTATAGCGACAACAGGCCAGCAACTTATTTCGGAAAGACTGGAAGTAGTACTACTTCTATCAAAGATACTACAAATCAGTATAATATATTCCCAGTAATGAGGTTTAAATCAGGAACCAGAGTGCAATTGCAGTAAGAGGATAATAGTATATAGAGCTACATAGATATACAAGTAATTACATAGAGAATAAAGTTTGTTAAGTACATAATTTATAAAAACCAGAAATTTTAATTAGAGTAGCGTGAGTTCATTCTCCCCTACTCTTTTATTATTTTAATAAAAGTTGGTGATACATTGGAGAATGAAAAAATTGGAGAACGATTAGCAAGTATAGAAACAGAGTTAAAAAATCAAGGTAATAAACTCACTAGCTTAGAAAAAGATAAAGAGTTACTTTACCGCTTAACAATTGTATCTGAACAACAGCAAGAAATGAATAAACATCAGCAAATACAATTAAATAAAATGGATAAAACTTTTAATAACATAAATTTAAACCTAACTAAATTGAATTTGTCTCAGGATGAATTACAAAATAATGTAAAAAATATTAGAAACCGTGTTGATGGAATCGAGGAGGATTTAAAAACTGAAACAAGCAAGGGAACAATTTCCTTCAATGAAATTTTATATAAGTATCTTATTTGGTGGATTTTACTGCCAACAGTAGTTATTAGCGCTTGGATATTATTTAAATTAAGTCTCTAAGAAAGGATTTGATCTTTATGAAAATCAATTGGAAAGTACGTATCAATAATCCTCAATTTTGGATTACCGTAGGATTATCAATTATTACGCCCCTCTTCGCTTATTACGGGATTACAGGAGCCGATTTAACCACCTGGTCTAGTATAAGGACCTTACTCGTCAATGCCGCTTCAAATCCATATGTAATCGCCTTAATGGCTGTAAGTACATATAATGCCGTTTTAGATCCCACTACCGCTAACCTAAGTGATTCATCACGGGCTTTAAGATATAAAAAACCGAAACGAGATGATCTATAATGCTAGATTTTATTTGTCCGGTTAAAAATGCAAGGTTAACGAGTAAATTTGGATGGAGAAATATCGGATATGGCAATGAGTGGCATCAAGGTGTCGATCTTGCTTCAACAGGAAAAGTTCCCATTTTTGCTAGTGCTGCTGGGGTAATTAGTCGCGCCCAGGTGTTAAGTAGCTATGGGAAAGTAGTAATGATTAAACATATCGTTAATGGTAAAGCCTATGAAACGAATTATGCACATTTAGACTCTTATTGTGTTCGTGTTGGTCAAACTGTGAAGCAAGGCCAACAAATTGGCATTATGGGGAACAGCGGTAGAGCATTCGGTATCCATCTACATTTTGAAATACATAACGGAAAATGGGCAATTGGTCAGCCAAATGCAATTGATCCTATGACATATATTTCTCTAGCAAACGAAGCTAATACTATTATTAATAACAAAGGAGAGCTGACGATGTCACAATATACAGAGTTACTTACTAAAATTAACGAACTGGAGGAAGCTTTAAAGACGAAACAGGCTATTATTCCAACTCGGAAACCCGCTAAAATACATCATTCTGCTTGGGAATGGTTAAACAATAAAGGTATAACAGATGGCTCTAATCCTCAAAATTTCTTAACGCGCGAGCAATTTGCCACAATGCTTAAAAGATACAATGATTCATTCAGTAAAAAATAATTTTTTCATACCTTATACATAAAATTCTCTTCCATATAACATAAATTCATTCCCATCTAATAGAACCATGTTACAATAGAATGGATTCTGGCAACTAAGGAGATATAGCATGAAGCTCTCAACGATCTTAAATTTCTTTATTCTAGTATTTTTCACATTATTATTTGTAAATGATTTCTTCCCTGACACAACGATTGCATCGATCTTGACTAAAAAGATAATTCTTCTCATATTAGTCGTGCTAGTGATCATACAGCTAGCCTTAGATAAAGGTCAATATAAAAAAATGTCTAAGAAGGCCTATGTTGGTTTGACTCTGTATACAGTTGGATTATGGATTGTACTAACATTGCTTGGTGGTCAGTCACAAATTGGTTTATCGTTTACTAGCCCACTGTTCTATATCATTATTGTATTGCTTGGGCTGGATTTATTACGTATTTCGCGACAATCTAAACGCGATCAGCCTGAGAAAAAATAAAGAGTGCGCTCATTGGCCTACTCATTATTATCCGTCTATACTATAAAAAGCATGTCACCGACTGAAATTTCAATCGGTAGACATGCTTTTTTAAGATTCTAGTACATTTAAGATCTCATCCAATTCATGAACGGCTAAATCTAGCCGTTCCTTTGCCTCGATATTTTGTTGTTTTAAATGATTAAACTCTAATAAATTGTTTTCATGTTTTAATTTGATAGAAGATAAGCGTTCAATGCGGGTTTCTACCTTCTCTATTGCTTGCTCACAGACTGTTGTCCAGAGCTTCTCTGAATGTTGCATTTCTGTAGTTGATGGGTTGTGCTGACGCATAATGCGTGTGTAAATAACTTCTATTTGTTCGATTAATTCTGAATAAAAATGGCGCTCTACACGAGTAGTTTGGAATGTTGGATGCTCTACCTCTTTTGCATATGGTGTAATTTGACGTAGGAGCTTTCCAGCATTTTCTCCGAAGGCATGCGATAAATTTAAAACATTCATTAATTGCAGCAATAAACGGATTTCTTCTAGATTAATCAGCTGTGAATCAATGCTTTCCTTTAATTTTAAGGATTCCATATAGCGACGATCAAAATGCTCTATTTCGCCGTTGCGTTGCTCTACTAAATGTTCACTTGCATTGTCTTTTAAGCTTTTAATATAACGAATTGCATGGTTTTTTAGCTCTTCCGGTGACAGCAAGTTGTCATTATCTTGTTGTGGTTTTTCTCGTTGAACATAAGCAAATGCATCCATTTTTTTGGGCCATTTTGCTGCTGAAGTTTCTTTTGAGACATTATAGCGTATATAAATTCCGTGCATTCCATATCCTCCAAGTCCATAAACAAGTATCTCTAAAGACAATAAATCGAATACGGTATTTTTTCAAGTAAAAAACTTATAATCAATGAAAATTCCTCTTTTATAAGAATAAATCAAAATTCCTGAATAGTCGATACTATTCAGGAATTTTACTAACTATTACCTTCTAAAAATTTTATCCTTTAACCAGTTTAGTACGTGCACGATTTGAAATATACTCCACCAGTAAAATAAGAACAACAAGCCCTAATAAGATGGCCCCTACCTCTGACCATTTGTACGAATTCATAGCGAAAATTATATATTAGATTAAGAGTTTTGTCGTATATCTTGAATACTTTTACCTTCTGTAAATGCATGAATGGAGGCAATGGATCCAACCAATTTAAAGTTAGACCTATCATAGACTTTAGCAACTTGATCGTTAATTGGCCATATCCAAAGCTGCTCAAGCTTCTGATTCACTGACTGCTGCTGGATATGCTGCAACATATAGCCGATTAAACCACGACCTCGATGGCTTTCAATGGTTGCTACACTCTCAATCCTTCCTTGATCTCCTGACACAAATATACTTGCGGAGCAGCATGGTACCCCATCAAGTTTTAATAAATAGTACGTAAAGCTTGGCGAATAATACACTTGCTCAAAGGCCATTTTAATTAATTCAGGATCTCCAAAAGCAGAAATGCTCATTTCCACTGCCAAGGCTTCGTTCATATTTGCATCTGTTACCCGTTCAATTTGGATCGTTGGAAGTGGTGAGAGTTGACGAAACTCACCATTCCAGCACTGAATTTCATTGACAAACTGCTCATATTGAAAGCCATGCATCTCTAAAGCCTCCTTACACGCTTGATTATCCTCAAGATTATATAAATACAGCCGTGGGATAAGCGACTTAGCTTGATAGAACGTTTTTATATCTTCTAAAAACTGAGCAGGTTTTTTGATCTTTCGCCAAACATGTGCATGATTAGCATCATAATAAGTCGGGATTGCTTTATTATAGAATAAAACGCCTTCTTTACATGCCTCCATTTCACTAAAACTCTTTACATAATCTATATCAAGCTGCATAATGCGTTCTAAATTAAGCAT